TTCAACAATACAAAGCGGCAGCAAGGCAGCGGCTGCGCGATGCCGGGTTGACATCTCGCGGCACCGTGCCAACTGGGCGGCAAGGGCATCCAGCCCGCCTTGCCCGCGCTATCCGCACCGCCGGCCGTCTGCCGTCAGTGGCGGCCCTGGTGATGGCGGAGCAGCGTCGGTACTGGGCCGAGCATCCAGCGGCCAAGGCTGAGCACGCGCGCCACTGGGCCCAGGTGAGCTGGTGGCTGAAATACCAGATCAAGCCCGACCTGCGCCTCTACAACCGGGAGAAGTCCAAGCGGCGCAAGGCCCAGAACCGGGGCCAGACCCCCGTGCAGATCCCGGTGTCCGCACTCCGCCAACGGTTCAACGAGTTTGGCAACTGCTGCGCCTACTGCGGCACCGGCGGCGACATGCAGATTGAGCACGTGGAGCCGATCAGCAGCGGCGGCGCCCATGACATCGGCAACATCGTGCCGGCCTGCTGGCCATGCAACGCCAACAAGCGAACCAACGACATGGAGACCTGGTATCGCTCCCAGCCGTTCTTCAGCGAGCTCCGGCTCCACCGGATCCGCAGGATGATCCGCCCACCTGAGGGCCAGCAACTGGCCCTGGCGCTGGCCTGAGCGGCTCAGGCTCCTGAGTGCAACCTGGTTGCAACTCACTGCCTAGGCTGGTTGCAATGGCCAATCCGTTGAACGCCGCCAAGGGTGCGGAGCTGATCGAGGCTCAGACCGGCCGCCGCTGCACTCGGCAGAACCTGGACAAGCTCTGCGACCGTGGCGCGCTTCGGGGGAGCCCATGCATTCTGCAAGCCAAGCCGCTGCGGGTGGATGGCGACTTGTTGGTGCGCGAGTATCTGGCCCGGGTGGCGCCGCACCAGGCCGAAGCGCAGCAGCCAACGGCGAAGCGTGAGCGACCGGCTGCCGTGCGCTCAGCCCCCACTGCACCCAAACCACCACCAAAGCCACCGGAGCAGCTGCCTGAGTACGGCGAAAGCAGGGCCCGCACCGAGTTTGAGAAAGCCAACCTGCTGGAACTGGAGCGCCGGCAGAAGGAGGGCCAGCTGCTGGAGCGCGAGGAAGTTGAACGGGCCCAGGCCGCGGCGATCGCCATCAGCAAGACCAGGCTGCTTGGCGTGCCCAGCACCGCCAAGCAGCGCATCCCGCACCTGAGCCTGGAAGAGGTGGAGATCCTCACGACGCTGATCCGTGAGGCCCTCGATGAGCTGGCCAGCTGGGAGGTGGAAGCATGAGCGAGCTTGCGCGGCAGATCCTGAGCCACTGGCGCCCGCCGCCACGGCTGAGCTTGAGCGAATGGGCCGACACCTACGGCGTGCTGACCGGCGACGCAGCGGAGAAAGGCCGATGGAAGACGCTGCCGTACCAGCGCGGAATTATGGACGCCTTCACCGATTCAGAAGTGGAGACGGTGGTGTGCCTGAAGTCCGCTCGGGTGGGCTGGACCATGATCCTCGGGCATGTGATCGGCTACTTCAGCCACCAGGACCCGTGCCCGGTGATGGTGGTCCAGCCCGTGGTGGAGGACGCCGAGGGCTACAGCAAAGAGCAGATCGCGCCAATGTTCCAGGACACGCCGGCGCTGCGCGGGCTGGTGTCGGAATCCAAGGCGCGCAACACCGCCGGCAACACCATCCTGCTGAAGCAGCTCACCAACGGCGGCGTGATCGACATTGTGGGCGCCAACAGCGGCCGAGCATTTCGGCGAAAGTCCAGGCGGGTGGTGCTGTTTGATGAGGCCAGCGCCTACCGGGCGATCCCTGAAGGCGACCCGATCAAGCTGGGCCGCAACCGCTCGGATTACTTCTGGAATCGGAAGATCGGCATCGGTTCGACCCCGATCACCAAGGGTTTTGACCGCACTGAGGCGTGGTTCCTGAAGTCAGATCAACGGCGGTTCTATGTGCCGTGTCCGTTCTGTCAGGCCATGCAGGTGCTCCGCTGGCCGCAGATGAAATGGCCTGCAGGCAAGCCAGAGCAGGCCTGCTACGAGTGTGAGAACTGCGGCGAGCTGATCCCCCACAGCAGCAAGCGGGCGATGGTGGAGGCCGGTGAATGGCGTGCCACGGCGGTGGCGGCTGAGCCGGGCCTGGTCGGCTTTCACATCTGGGCCGCCTACAGCTTCAGCCCCAACGCTGAATGGGGAAAGCTGGCGCGCGAGTTCCTCGAGGTGAAGGGTGACCCCGAGCAGCTGCAGACGTTCGTGAACACGATCCTGGGCGAAACCTGGGAGGAAGAGTTCAGCGGCCAGGTCAATGCCGAAGGGCTGGCAGCACGGCGCGAGGACTACCCCATGGGCCAGGTGCCGGCCGGCGGCCTGGTGCTTACCGGCGGCGTGGACGTGCAAGACGATCGAATTGCCGTGGCGATCTGGGCATGGGGCCGCGGCGAGGAGGCCTGGCACATCTATGCGCAGGAGATCTGGGGCGACCCGTCGCAGCCGGAACTGTGGGAGCAGCTCGATGCGGTGCTGGAGACCAGGTGGGCGCGCGAGGGCGGTGGTGAGATGAAGTTGGCTCAGCTGGCGATCGACTCAGGCCACATGGCCCATGAGGTCTATGCCTACTGCAGGGCCAGGAAATCTCAGGGCGTGGTACCAATCAAGGGCGCCAGCGTGCGTGGCAAGCCACCGATCGGGAAAGGCACGCCGGTGGACATCAACCGCCGCAACCAAGCCACGATCAAGGGCGGCGCCATGCTCTACCAGGTCGGCACCGACACGATCAAGGCCACGCTCTATGCCAGGCTGCGCCACGCCAACCCGGGCCCGGGTTACATCCACATCGGCGAAGCGGCGACCGATCAGTTCCTGCAGCAGCTCACGCCATGGAAATTGCAGACCCGCTACGTCAAGGGCCAACCGGTGCGGGACTGGGTGAAGGCCAGCAAGGACCGCGACGAGTTCGGGGATTGCACGGTCTACAGCTATGCCGCTCTGCAACTCCTGGCCCGCCGCTACAACCGCGCCACGATGTGGGATCAGTTGGAGGCGCAGCTGGGCCGATCCGCTCCGCTGTCGCAGGCTCAGGCTGCCGAGGCCCAGCAACGCGCCAAGCATCGGGCAAGCAGTTTCTGGTGACTAGCCTGATCCCATGAGCTACTCAGCACAGCAACTCGTGGACCTGCGCGCGGCAATCGCCGAAGGCGTGCTGAAGGTGAGGTTTTCAGACGGACGAGAGCTGACCTACAGAAGCCTGGCGGAGATGCTGGAGACCGAAAGGAAGATGGCCGCAGATGTGGAAACGACGAGCCAATCCAAGCCGGTGCGGCGCATCTACCAGACCTTTCAGAGAGCGTAAGCCATGGGAAAGCGCAGCCGGGCAACGCTTGAGAACGATCTAAAGGTGGCCCAGTCCGAGCTATACAAGGCCAACCTGCGCGCCTACGAAGCAGGCAAGCAGTCTCGACGAACCGACGGATGGCACGAACGCAGCAGGGGGCCTAATGCCGATCTGCGGCAAGTGCTGCAGCGGATTGTCTCAAGGCATCAAGACCAGGTGGACTCTGACGCCTGGGCGGACAAGGCCATCAAAGTGGTTGTAAATAACTGGATTGGTGAAGGGATTGTAGGGGAGCCAGTCAATAAAAACAAAAGGTATTCCCTGCTGTGGAATGATTGGGCTAACTCAACAGCTTGTGACTTCTACGGCAAGCTCAACTTCTATGGCCTGCAGGCGTTGGTGGCCCGCACCATTGCGGTTCGCGGTAGTTGCCTGATTCGGCGGCGGGTTGATGAGCGGCTGTTGCTTCAGGGCTTGCCGCCCCTGACGCTGCAGGTGCTGGAGCCGGACTGGCTTGACATGTCGAAAGACAACGGGTCGTCAATCGTCTTTGGCAAGGAGTACGACGACGAGGGCCGGCTGACCGGCTACTACATTAGGAAGAATCACCCTGGCGAAAGCGACTGGCGCCAATCAAGGCTTGGCTCTGATCTGGTCGAAGCGTCGCAAATTTGCCACGTCTACGACGTGCGCCGGCCAGGGCAGGCAACCGGCGTCCCATGGGGGGCATCGTCGCTGCTGACCCTGCGGGACATCGGAGACCACGCTCAGGCCCGCATGATGCTCGACAAGCTGGCGTGTTGCTTCACGGCGTTTGTCACTGATTCCGACCCTGAATCGGTGCTGCCTGACGCGGCCAGCCCAGACGCCTCAATTCCAACCCTGTTCGAGAAACTGGAGCCTGGCGCGATTGAAGTGCTGCCCCCGGGCAAGTCGGTGCAGTTCAGCAGCCCACCTACGGCAGGCAACTTCATCGAGATGCAGCGCCACCACCTGCATTCAGTGGCGGCCGGTTATGGGATCACGTTTGAAGCGCTGACCGGAATCCTGTCTGAGGTCAACTTCTCAAGCGGCCGGATGGGCTGGTTGGAGTTTCATCGGAACGTGGGCCACTGGCGCTGGAACATTGCCATCCCGCAATTCCTTGATCCTGTTTCGCAGTGGTTTGCCACTGCCGTGATCCAGGCCGGCATGGCTAACAGGGTCAACAGCCGGATGCTCTGGACACCTCCCCGCAGGGAGATGATCAACCCGTCCGAGGAGATCCCGGCGCTGGTGGCGGCGATCCGCGGCGGCTTGACCAGTCTGTCTGAGGTGCAACGCTCGCTGGGATACGTGCCTGCCCAGGTCCTGGAAGAGCTGGCGCAGGATCTGGCCAACGCCCGCAGCAAGGACCTGGCCCTATCTGTTGATGCCAAGCTCGTCTCGGATTCCGGCGTGACGCAGGCCAGGCCGGCGGGGTCAGGGATACCAGAGCCGGGCATCAGTTCGGGCTCGGTAGCATAAAGCCATGCCAGACCCCATCCCCGCCACGGCTGCACCACTGGAAACAGGCAATCGGGCCTGTCAGCGGATGGCACTGCTCTCTCCATCCTCATGGGATGAAGAGAGCAGAACTGCAACGGTGATCATTTCAACCGATGCAGACGTGGGTGATGGTGTGCAGCTGGTGCATGAGAGGTCAGCAATCCGCTGGCCCATGCGCCCGCTGCCGACCGACATCGATCACCAGCGCTCTTCAGCATCGTGCTGGGGAGCGATTACATCGATGGACCTGGGCCGCGCCGATGATGGCTCCAACGCCCTGATTGGCACGGTTCAAGTTGACGGTCCAGATGATGCGATGGCTATTGCTATCCCACGCCTCAGGAACGGGTCCGCGCGGTTTTCTGTTGACGCGCGGATCTACGGCTGGCAGCGGGCCAGCGAAATGCAGCCGCTCGATCGGGCCACCGATTGGGAGCCGGTAGCGGTTTCGCTGGTCATCGCTGGCCAGGATCCGGCGAGCTTCATGCGCTCGGTGGATGCAACAGGCCCTCTCCCTACGGAACCCCCGATGTCCACTGCAACTGAACTGGCCGGGGGCGACCCGGCTGCTACCGCTACCCCTGAGGCTGCTGCCGTGATTGAACCGACCATCACTCCTTCGCCCGCTTCTGCTCAGGCTGTCGAGCCTGGTCCTGATGACGTGGCCCGTGAGCTTCACATCCGCCGCGCCGCTGGTGCCGCCGACCTCCCCGAGACCACCGTGCAGGATCTGATCCGCTCAACCGCTGGGAAGGATCTCCCCGGCGTGATGGTTGAGGTCGTGCGCGCTGCTCGCGTTGCGGTCGAAACCAAATCTCCCGCAACCGCTGGCCACCCTGCCCGTGTTGAGGTGACCCGCGACGCAGGCGATACCCTGCTGCGTGGCTTCCAGGAGGGCATCGACGCCCGCTGCCGCGCCGTCAAGCAGCCCACCGACCTGGGCCGCCAGTACCAGCGGATGAGCACCCGCGAGATGGCCGCCGAGTATCTGGAGACCATGCGCGGCTTCAGCCGCTCTGAGGTTCGCCTGATGAGCGTCAGCGAAGTCATCGAGCGTGCATTCCACACAACCTCCGACCTGGCCAACGTTCTCCTCAACACGGCAAACAAGACCCTTGCCCGTGGCTACGAAGAAGAGGTGCAGACCTGGCGCCCGCTGGCCATTCAATCGGACAACACCGATTTCAAGCCGAACTATCTGGTGCAGCTGAACGCCAGCATCGTGCCTGAAAAGGTGCTCGAGGATGGCGAATACAAGTTCGGCACCATGAGCGATGGGAAGACCACCTATCAGCTCAGTACCTACGGCAAGGGCCTGATGATCAGCAGGCAGGCACTGATCAACGATGATCTGTCTGCGCTGGATCGCCTGCCCGCAAAGATGGGCGCCGGCTGTGCCCTCTTGGAATCCAACATGGTCTGGGAGCAGCTGACCAGCGGCGCGAGCGGTGCCACCGTCACCCTCGATAACAAGGCGCTCTTCCACGCTGATCACAACAACACCGGCACCGGCGTCATCGGCATTACCGGCATTGATGCTGGCGTGACGAAGATGCGCAAGCAGACCGATCCCGCCGGCAACAGCCTGAACGTTCAGGCCTCGTACCTGATCGTCCCCCCCGAGCTGCGCACCGCCGCCCTTCAGTTCCTGTACCCGACTGGCTACGCGCCGTCCACCCTGGCCGGCATCAACCCCTTTGCTGGTGGAATGGAGCTGATTGTTGAGGCTCGCCTTTCTGCGGACTCGACGGCCTACTACTACCTGGCCGCCAATCCCAACCGGATCGACATGCTCCAGTTCGGCTACCTGGCCGGCGAGGGTGGCCCGACGATCACCACCACCGAGAAGCGCAACCCCGATGGGGTGGAGATGCTGGTGCGCCACGACTTCTATTGCGCCCTGGCCGATCACCGCGGCTTCTACCGCTCCACCGGCGCTTGAGCCGGATGATCCTGGGCCGGTGATCCCGGCCCATTCCTATCCAACCCCTGAGGTAACCCCGTGAAGAACTACATCCAGGAGGGAGAATCCCTCAATCTCATCGCCCCTTACGCCGTCTCCAGCGGCGGCGGCGCGATCGTTGGCTCCATCTTTGGCGTCGCTTCCACTGACCTGGCCAGCGGTGAAGAAGGCGCCTTCCAGCTGGAAGGCGTCTACACCCTCACCAAGTCCACCGCTGCCAGCTCCGGCGGCTCGCAAGGCGCCAAGGCATACTTCATCACCAGCACCAAGCTGGTCACCGCCGTTTCCACCAGCAACACGCTGATCGGCGTCTTCACCGCCACCTGCGCCGACGGCGACGCAACCGCCAACGTCCGCCTTAACGGCTCCTTCTGATGGGTTGGGCCACCCTATCGGCAGCAGCCAATCGGGTGGCCTTTGACCGCCTGGGCAGCGTCAGCGTTGTGGCTGGCGCTGTCACCGGGCAGGGCTTTCTCTCTCAAAACAGCGAGATCATCCTCGGCGGTGAGCTGACGGTGATCGACTACCTGTTGACCGTCCCAACGGCCACCTTTGGCGCCTTGACCTATGGCGACCTGGTGACCGTGGATGGCGCCAGCTACAAGGTCGAAACCCAGCCGCAGCGCTTCGACGATGGCGCGTTCTGCCGGGTGCCGTTGGTGAAGCTCGCCGCTGCCGCAAACAACATCACCACGCTGGCCGGCCTGCGCCTGGTGACCCTGGACGGTCGGTATCTCGTCACCCTTGCTGCCTAGTCTGAGCCATGGCTGATGTCACGATCACAGGACTGCCCAACGCTTCGGCGCTGACCGGCACCGAGCGCGTGCCGATGGATCAAAGCGGCACGACGGTGGATGCTGCGGCCTCCGCGATTGCTGGCCTGGCCACAGCCGCCACGGTGGGCCTGGGCAACGTCAACAACACCAGCGACCTGAGCAAACCGATCAGCACGGCCACTCAAGCGGCCCTGGACGGCAAGGCATCCACCGGCGCGATTGGCTCAAGCGGCTTGACGATGACCCCCGGCGTGCTGGGCCGGGAGAGCGGCACCGGGGCACCGGTGGTGTTCACCCTGAGCGGCCTGAGCATCGTCAATGGTGTGTTGACCGCTGCGGGCGGTGGCTCCGGCACTGTGACCAGCGTGGGCCTTAGCGTCCCCACCGGCTTCGCTGTCGCCGGCTCACCAATCACCACCAGCGGCACCCTGGCGATCAGCTTCGCCGCTGGCTACAGCCTGCCGCTCACCGCCACCCAGGTCAGCTGGGACGCGGCGGCGGCGCTGGCTGGCACGGCGGTCCAGCCAGCTGGCCTGGCCTCAACTCTGACCGGCTACGTTCAGACCAGCGACGCCAGGCTGAGCGACTCCCGCGAGTGGAGCGCCACAACAATCAGCCAGGCGGAGGCCGAGGCAGGCAGCGCCACGACCCGCCGTGCCTTTACCGCTCAGCGGGTGTTTCAGGCTGCTGCGGCCTGGTGGGCAGCGACAGCAACCGCCACCGGCCAGGCCCTGGCCACCGCTGCCAACGCTGCAGCAGCCCGCTCAGCGATCGGCGCTGGCACCAGCTCCCTAGCAGTCTCCAGCAGCGCCCCAGCGGCGCTGGGCGCGAGCGCGTCTGCAGGCAGTGGCACTGATGCCGCGAGGGCCGATCACGTCCACGCGAGAAGCACCTATGCGGAGCTGGGCGCGATTGGTGACGGTCTGATCCTGGTGATTTCAAACAAAGGCGAGACCGCCACGGCTGCGACCAACTACGCGGAGGTGCCGGTGCCGGTGCCGTCTGGATCCTTCACCCTGACCGGCGTGCGGTTTGGCTGCCACATCGACAACACCGGCAGCAGCTCCAGCACATTCAGCGCCTACAAGCGCACGGCTGGTGGCACCAAGACCACCGTTTTGAGCGGCAACGCCACGTTGTCAAGCAGCGCCAGCCTGGTGGATGCCAGCGGCACGATCACCACCAGCTCATTCAGCGCTGGTGATCGCGTTGGCGTTGACCTTGTTGGCGTTGGCACTGGCGCTCAGGGCCTGTTTGCTCAGTTCATCTTCACCCGCTCCGCGACCTAATCATGACCGCTCCAACCATCACCACCAACCCCGACACCGGCGTGCGCTATTACGCCGATCAAGGCCGCCAGGAAGGCCAAAGCGTTGATCTGTTTGTTCCGGTGCGCGGCAATGTTCCAACCAACCCTGGCGGCACCCGCTGGCCCAACCTGTTCGGCTTGCCTTACGACGGCACCGATCTCAAGTTTTATTTGCGCGGTGAACCGCAGGTGCGCGAGTATGACCCGCAGATTTTCCACGAAGTGGCATCTTGGGGCCCGGTTGATTATGCCGCGCCCAAGGCAGGCGGCCCGGCTGGAACGTGGGAAGAAACGCTGGAGGTGAAGAAGCGCCCCGAACAGGAGCTGTTGAATCAGGTGGACGCTGCCCTGCTGCAGGCCAACGGGCGTCTTTATCCGGCCAACGTGGACCCGATGCAGGCTGTTCTTTACAACGAAGCGATCCGGCGCAGTGCCGAGGGCACCGCGACTCAGCCCATGCTCGATCTGCTGGCCAAGCACGATGCCCTGGTGGCTGCGGGCTTCGCCAACCTGGAACGCGCCGCTGAACTCAGGGCCCAGATCCAAGCGGGCGATGCGTTTGATCTGTCCGCCGGGTGGGTCAATGAGCTTTCGTCGTGAGTGGAGACGCCCCGGTCCCTATGCAGGAGGCAATCGCATGTTGATCATTCCTAGGAGGCGAAGCTCGGGGCCTCTAGTTTTTGATAATCTCAATCAAACAAGCCGTCATTGGCGCTTAATGGCGACACTAAACAATGACATTTATTGCTGTGCTGCTGCTGATGATAACATTTACAAGCAAACAGGCGGCACCGGCAACTTCGTATCTCTTGGCCAAACAGGTAGAAGCTGGTGGGCCATGGCTGCATCAAGCAGTGATGTTTATGCCTCAGTTTATGGTGGCGACATTTACAAGCAAACAAACGGAACAGGTAACTTTGTAGCTCTTGGTCAAACAAGCAGAGCTTGGACAGGCATGACCGTGCTAGGCAACGATGTTTATGCCGCTGCTTATGGTGGCGACATTTACAAGCAAACAAACGGAACAGGTAACTTTGTGGCTCTTGGTCAAACAAGCGGATCTTGGGCAGGCATGACCGTGCTAGGCAACGATGTTTATGCCGCTGCTTATGGTGGCGACATTTACAAGCAAACAAACGGAACAGGTAACTTTGTAGCTCTTGGGCAAACAAGTAGAACTTGGCGGAGCATGACCGCGCTAGGCAACGATGTTTATGCCGCTGCTTCTGAAGACGACATTTACAAGCAAACAAACGGAACAGGTAACTTTGTAGCTCTTGGGCAGCCGAACAGAGGCTGGTTTGGATTAGGAACACTAAACGGGGCAATCTATTGTTCAGTTAGCTTTGGCGGCATCTATAAGGCCATTCCCTAACCCATGACCCTTATCCACGCCACCGCCCCCCGCACCCAGCTCCCGCCGGATTTTGTGGCGGCGCTCTTGCCAAACTGAGGTACGACCGCATGAGCACCATGCCACCGGAGGACGTCAGCCACCGCGAAATTTGGATCGCGCTCACCGACCTGACCGGGAAGATCAACAACATCCACAGCCTGCTGATCGAACGCAAGGAAGACCAGGACCGCACGCGCAAGGACGTTGATGGCCTGTTTGATCGGGTGCGGCGGGTCGAGGCTCGTCTGGCCCAGGTGGTCATCCTGGGCGCGGTGCTGGCGATCTTGGCTCAGGCATTCGGTCAGGCCGTGCAGCTCAGACTCTTGGTGCCGACCATTGAACGTCAGCAGGTGAAGCCATGACCTGGTTCACCGCTGCCATGGTGGCTTCGTACATCGGCGTCTGTGAGGCCCGGGTGCCATCGCCGTATCAGGCCTGTGAGGCTCGCTGGAACTGGGCCTTGGGCGTGCTGGTGCCATCCCCCATCCAAGGCGCCGGGCGGCTCATTGCTGGCCAGCTGCGCCGCCGCAGAGAGCCTGACAACAAACCCGACAACGATCAGCAGCCATGACCGCAAGCAAGAGCGAAACGATCCTGGCCCGCATCGCAACGGTGCTGGCCCCCACCGCTGGCATCAGCTCCAGAGTGTTCCGGGATCGCTGGGAAGCGTTGGCCAGATCGGAACTCCCGGCCCTGGTGGTCGAGCCGCAAAGCGAAAGCGACGACATCTTGACCACCACCGAAACGGTTACCACCACGCTCGCGGTGAATGTGGACATCCTGATCAGTGGCGCGCCGCTGAGCACGTTGGCCGATCCCATCAGGGTGTCGCTGCATTCGCTGCTGCTGGCTGATGCCACCTTGCGGGGCCTGGTGATCAGCATCTACCCAACCGGCCGCCAATGGGACGCGCAGAGCGGCGAAATTGGGGTGTTGCGCTGTTCCTACGCTGTCAGGTACAGGACAACTTTATTGAGCCTGCTGTGACTGTTCTGCCCCCACTCCCCGATCAGCCCGGCGCCTACCTGCTGGTGGACGACGACTGGATCCTCGACCACCGCACCGAACTTCCCGCCCTCCCTGATCTGAACCATGGCACTGACACGACGGCAGCTGTTGATGGTGGCCCTGGAGGGCTCCTACGGGACATCAGCGACCCCGACCGGCACTGATGCCCTGCTGGTGCTGGATCCCAGTCTGACGCCGCTGGATGCCCAGGTGATCGAACGCGCCATCATTGATCCGGCGTTTGGCCGGGTGCGCTCGCGGATCCTGGCGCAACGCAAGCTGGGGCTGGCGTTTGGCGTTGAGGCCACCGGCAGCGGCACCGCCGGCACCGCGCCGAAGTTTGGCCCGCTGCTGCAGGCTTGCGGCCTGAGCCTGGCAACGGTGGCCAGCACAAGCAACACCTACAGCCCCGCCACCCCGGCCACCGATTCGGTGACGCTGAATCACAACTGGGATGGCAACAAGCATGAGGGCACCGGCGCCCGCGGCACGTTTGAGCTGGCGATGACGGCCGGCGAAATCCCCCGGTTCAACTTCACCATGACCGGGATCTACAACGCTCCCAGTGACGTTGCATTCCCAACCCCGACCTACACCAACCAGGCGCAGCCGCTCGATGTGAGCGCCAGCAACACCACCAGCGTGAGCGTGGCTGGCCTGTCGGCCTGCATGGCTGAGTTCAGCCTGAACTGCAACAACACCATCGAGTTCTTTGATCACGCTGGCTGCACCAAGCAAGCCAGGATCACCGATCGCATGGTGGAGGGCAGCATCACGATCGAGCGGCCGGACCTGCTGAGCACGAAGGACTTCTACGCCCAGGCCATCGCCGGCACCACCGGCAGCATCAGCTTCACGCACGGCACCACCGCCGGCAATCGCATGGTGGTGACCATCTCGACCGCCAACTTCGGCCCGCCTGAACCGGCTGACCTGCGCGGCATCGCTGGCCTGAAGATCCCCTTCGTGGCCCTGCACACTGCCGGCAGCTCGAACGAGTTCAGCCTGGCATTTACCTGAGCCGCCAGGCTCAGGCTTTCGACTCTGAACCATTCACAGCAACCCCATGGGCTTCAAGATCAGCGAGGCCAGC